GGGTGGAAACTGATGGACATAGTCGGTATGCGTGCCGACAACAAGCACACGTATATGGACGAGAACGATAAAAAGATACTCCAGACAGTTTGGGCGATAAACCCGTTTAAAAGGATAAAACAATGAGTGCATCAATGAAATTTGCAGTTATCGCGACGGTTATTTTGGTCGTAGTCATCACGGTAAATTTGCTAAAGGGGGCGTGATGAATTTTCTGATCGCAAACAAGCTTTGGCTAATCGTAATCGGCGCACTTGCCGGCGTAATGCTAGGGCTTGGGATTGAAATTTGGAAGTTAAGAGACGACATCAAAGAAGCAAAAGCGGAGCTAGCTCAGGCGCAAAAAGAGTTAGCAATAAAAGAAGCAAACCTGCAAATCTCGGCGGCAAATCTAAGCGAGTGCAATACGCGTATAGATTTTCAAAACGAGAAAATCAAGGCGCTGTCCGTAAAGCCACCCGACGTAGTGGCGACGCAGGAGCGCGTAGTGACGAAATTTAAAAAGATAGAAATACCCGTCAAAGACGCGCAGTGCGAAAAGAAACTCAAATTTTACGAGGAGCTGATAAATGAAGCAGGCAAATAGAGCCGTAACGATAGCTATTTGCGCGCTATTTTTCGGCGGGTGCGCCAAAGAGCCTCAAATCATCACAAAGACAGTCTATCAAGAAGTGAGAACGCCCGTAGCTTGCATCGAAAAAATGCCCCAAAAGCCAAAATTCGAGGCAAACGACGCAAAGAGCGCACGCGAGCTAATGGAGTATTTCAAAACCTGCGAGGAACTTTTAAGGGGGTGCGTCGATGATAGAGCTGGTAATTAAAGCTAGAAAATTTTGGCTAAGCAAAAAGGCTATTATCGAGATCGTTTTATCAATCTTGCTAATGTGGCTAGTCACGAAGTGAGGGAGAGAAAATGGATGACGTAGTAGAGGAGATAGGGCTTTATTTTTGGGTGATTTTGGTTGGGCTAGTGGGCGGACTACTCAATATGGCAAATAGCGGCAAAAAGGGCGCGCAAAGGCTCGTAAATTTAGTCGTCGGCACGGCTAGTTCGATGTTTGTATGTTGGCTAGCGTATGAAACGACGTTTTATTTTACGCAGGCGCCAAAGTTTTCGCTAGCCGTCGGCGGGTTTTTTGCGTGGAGAGGGGCGGAGTGGGCTACTGCGATGATCGACAAAGCCGTAGAAAAGAAAATAGAGGGGCTAAACGGCAATAGCTACGACTACGGGGACTACGGCGGAAGTTTTAGGCACGAGGAGTGGAAAGATGACAAATAGTGAGATATTGCAGGTAGCGCAAGGCGGGATTACTTCCGCCGCGAAGTAAAAACGGGAACCCCGCGAAAGCGAGGGCTTTAGAGGGGTCGAGGGGATAAAATCCCTCGTCGCAAGGCGGGATTACTTCCGCCGCGAAGTAAAAATAAAGGATGGAAAATGGCAAATTTTAACGAAGCTTTTAAAATTTTAATGAGATTGGAGTTTTCTCGCCCCGAGAATGCGCTTGATAAAAATCCGACCGAAAGCGGTTGGACGTTTATGGGTATTTACCAAACAGCGCACCCGCACTGGGAAGGCTGGGACGAGATACTAGGCGCAGTGGCTCTTGGCGGGGATACCAGGAAAATATCCCGTGCGCTATACGCTAGCGAGAATTTGCGCGCGCAGGTGCGAGCATTTTACAAAGAGGCGTATTGGGATCGTATGAGGCTTGACGAAATAGAGAGCCAAATCAAAGCAAACGAGATGTTTATCTTTGGCGTCAATGTCGGCGTAAAGCCTGCCGTGAGAGTTGCGCAGCAGTTGGTAGGCGTAGTGAATGACGGCATAGTCGGCGATCAAACGGTAACGGCGATAAATAGATATGACGAGGAGCGATTTGACAAGCAGTTTGACCGGGCCGAGCTTGAATACTACAACAAGCTGATCGAGAAAAATCCGCGGCTAAAAATCTACGCCAACGGCTGGAGAAATAGAGCGTTGGCGGTGTAGTATGAACTTATACTACGACAAAACCTTTATCATAGATAGCGCTTTTACCCTGCAAGCGGCGTACACGGCCGAAAACGGCGAGGAGATAAGATTTAACCCCGAGTACGACGACGTATTCGTTGCTTTTACGAATATCGAAAACGACGTCGGGTTTTACGTCACGGGCGTAGGCGCGATCAGAGGTAATGAAATTTTAGTGCGGTGCGGTAGCGAGATATGGCAAAGCGCGCCTGAAGGGTTTTTCAAAAACGACATCAGCGACATATACGGCTACGGCGGAGTTTGGCACGCGTATAGCGTATGGATACGAAACAAAAACGGCGATAAATACTGCGTTTTGCGCGGCAAAGCAAAATTAGTAAAAGGAGCAGATATGAGGGCTAATTTGGTGCCTGATTATTGGGCAGTGCGTCCAAACGGCGGCGGCAACGGCGGCAATAACGGGGGAAATAATAATAGCGGCGCTGCGGGCGGCGGTAGCGGCGGAGATGTAAACATATGGGATCATCTAACCGAGCTTGAAAAGATAATCGAGGACTATCTAAACAAAGAGTACACCTTTGATAACGTCAATTTGCGCGATAAGCTCAAAGGCGTAATCAAAGACGTAAAAGAGCTAAAAACCGAAGTCAAGGCGGTAAACGACAAGATACAGGCCATTGTCACTACAAAAGACGTAGCCGTAACTACCGACAACGAAGCCTTAGCACAGGCGATACAACAAATCAACGCGAAATTCGGCGAAATCAACGCCAGCATAAACGAGCTAAAACAAAGCTATGCTAGCAAAGACCAGGCGCTAGCGCAGAAATTTGAGGAGCTAAAGGCTACTTTGCCTAATACGGACGATCTCTCGACGCAAATAATGCGCAATGTGGAAACAAAGATTAACCGCGCGGTAGATGGCAAAACAAGCTCGATAACAAGCGACCTAAGCAGGCTAAGCACGACGGTAAGCGGTCAAAACGTAAAGATTGACAACGCCTCGACCATAGCCACGCAGGCTAAAGACTACGCCGCGCGCGTAAAATCGGTCGTGACCGATAGCAGAGGCAGAATAACTGGCTGGAGCTACGGCGACGGTAGCAATCAGCAGTCTAAATTTGAGATAAACGCCGACAACTTCAGGATAACCGATAGCCTAAGGAGCTTGACGCCGTTTGAAATATCGGGCGGTAAGATAAAATTCGGCGCGGACGTAAGTTTCGACCAGCTAAAACAAACCAATACGATAATCAAAATAGAGCGATACGAAAACAACTCGTCGAGCAATAGGACGATATACGCGAATTTTAGCTCGAACTCAAACGCGTGTATCGTATTATGGGGGAATTCCGGCGGCGAGAAAAGCGGAGTTAGCTTTTTAGGCCGCAATGGGTACGGCGGTTTTCACGGCTCATTTACAATGCAGCCAAACACTGCAGCGATAATGCTTTATTTAAATCAAGAAGCCTTAAGATAGGAGGGCAAATGTATTATTACCTAGAAAAAGACACAAAAATCATCGTGGGGCAAGGCAGTGAGGAACACCCGCGCTATTTCAGCGTGCTAGCCTCCGTGATAGATAATTTAGGCGCAGATAACCCGATGGGGTATAAATTTGAAAACGGCGCATTAAGCAAAAGCGCAGAAATGCTAGAAAGCGAACGCGAGCGGGAAAGAACGCGCAAGCTCGCGAATTTGGAGATAGAGATCGGCAGCAAAACTTTTCCTGCAGACGAGGCAGCGCAAACAAGAATGATGATCGCTTTAAAATCGGCTGAAATATCAGGCACGCAAAGCGTAAAATTCCCAACCGTAAGCGGGGAGCTTGTCGATGTGAGCGCGCAGGAGCTAAAGCAAATGATAATCCTTTGCGCCCAAAAGCTCAATGAAATTTTAGGCGGGGCAAAATGACGCCCGAGCAAGAAACCGCGCTAATAGATGCGGTGAATTCCGCAAACACCGCAATAGCCGCCGTAAATAGCAAAATAGCAGGCTTAGAGGCAAAATTTGAGGGGCTAAGCGCGGGCGTTGGCGGGGTCAAAAAAGACCTTGCCGCGCTATCTGAAAAAACGGACGACGACGCGGATTTGATAAATTTCAAGCTCACGCGGCTAAATAGAGAAAGGGCTATAAGATGAACTTCACAGACAAGTATATCGCCAACTTCGCCGATATGCTAACCGAAACTACGGCGGCAAATACTCCGTATCAAAAAACGCTGGAGTATCTAAACGAGCAATACGACAAATACAACATCTCAAACGAGCTCCGCGCGAAGTACATAAGCGAACTGCTAGCAAATCTAACTATGGGCTACACCGCGCAGGCTATGGCGCAGGCAATGGAGCTAACATACCGTGAGCTAACCTTTGACGAGGAAATGAACGGGCTAAAAGAGCAGACCAAAAGTGCGCGGCTAAGAAACGAGGAGCTAGAGCGCGGGATGAACGATAGGCTCGCGGGGCTAAAAAAACAAAATGAACTAGTGGACGCGCAAATAAAAAAGCTAAAAGACGAGACCGAACTGGCTAAAAGCCAAAAAGAGGCGATAGATAGGCAGGTAAAAGACAACCGCATTATCAAGGCTACATCTACGCTTGGCGGGTTCATCTCTGAAAACCAAGCCGGCGGAATGATAGTGCCTGCGGATATGACGAAGGTCTTTTTTGATATGCTTTCCGGGCTAGTCAAAGAGGATTTGCCGGGACTTGGCAAACCTGCTAAATTCGATATGGAAAAAAGGAAGTGAACTACACTAACTTCGACTATCTAAACGTTACCAATCCCGACACGGGCGGGGTTTATGATTTTATGGCGGGCGGACTGTTTGACGGATATTATGCGGGCGGCTACGGCTATAACGCCTTAAATTTACCCACTCCCGATCTAAGAAGTTTTTTTATCAACCAAGCCTTTTCTTTGACAGCAGGGCTACTCGAGCTAAACGAGGACTTTGCGGAATTCGTGCTAATGCCTATGCAAATCTTGCTTTTGCAAGAGGATAAGGATAGCGCCGCTACGCTAATATCAAGCGCAAGCGAGATAATAGCAAAACAAGCCAAAGAGCGCAAAGCCGTAATTAGGCAAAGCGATAGGGGCGATAGCTTTGGCAGAGGGCTAGGCGGTAGAACTCGCGGCGAGATAAATAGAAACTTGAGGCAGTTTTACGGCGAAATGATGATGGATAGTCAATATGAAAACGCCGTAGAAGGGCTAGGGTATGTTTTTGGCGGAGTATTTGGGCGTATAGCTGCAGGGATGCTTTATGACGGGATAGTAAACAGGGAATTTAATACCGCCAATATCGGCGAGGCTTTGCTAGGCGAGCTAAAAAATACGCTAACCCAAAGCGCGCTAAGCTACGGATTGCGGGCATTAGGCACGGCTCCGTCGCTGCTAGGGATGTTTGGGCTAAGCCTTGCCATAGGAACGATCGTCGATGAAATAACGGAGGTAATAGCGGGGCTTGATAATCATTTCGGACTTGGCGGGGAGTTGCAAGGATTTGATGCGGACGGTGCGCCGTATTACGATAGGGCGCTTGGATTTGGAGAATTTTTAAAGGATAAGTTTGGGATGCTAGATAGCCACGTTGAGCTTGAAAACAAAAAAGGCGACGTAGTGGGGTATAGAGTGCAAGATAAGAAATTTCTTTACGTCGATAAAACAAGGCCCTCTAGCGTAGTAAGAACCGATACGATAGAGATCGGAAAAACCTACGGCATGCCAAGGCGCGGTTATAACCCGCAATTTAATTTAGGCATAGGACTAGGGCATATGGGGCTAGAGTTTGGCTATGCCAGACAAGAAAACTACGGCTGGGCGAGCGAACTAAGAGGCGCGCTAACCCAGAGCCTACAAGAGGTACAAAATAGTTTCTCGTACCAACTAAATGCCACCGTAACGGCGCCAAGTACGCAAGCGAGCGATATTGCGGCACAGGCTTTGCAAACCGCGCAAGTAAACTCTACGGGCGGAGGAGAAATATCAAATAAAACAAGCTCTATGGAGTGGGCGGAAAGAGCCGCTAGGGTGCAAGGGCGAGCGCGAAACGGAGGCGGTTTTGGTGGGGTAAGCCCATCAAAAAACAAAAGCGGGGGCTGGAGTATGCCCAATAATAAAGTCGGCAACTGGCTAGAGGCGGGCTCATTGCTAGGCTTTGGCGGCACAAAAGTGGATCCGAATAAGCAAAAACAGCTAGCCGACGAGCTCGGCAAGCAAAAGACCGCACAAGAAAAAGCTAAAAATAGCGAGGCAGGGAGGACAAGCAATAACCGCAACTTTGGGGCAAAGACTGGCTACGGTAAAACGAGCCGCGGGGAGAAAAGCAGACAAAGACAAGCGGCCAAGAACTCCGCCGCCAACAGGAGCGGTAGTCGAGGCAAAAAATAG